ATAGATGTAACAAAAGAATACTCCAGAGAAGAAATCTATATATCTAAAATATATAGGTCCTTTGTACGGAGGAAAGCCGATACCTGAAAAACACAATAAAGGTAATTCAGATAACAGTTCCGGAGTAATATCCGTAACTGGTATCGGTTCTTTAAGTACAGAAATTAATTGTTTCACCACAGCAGAATCAGCCAATGTTTTAGCATCAGAGTTTCTAAGGGAGAAAACACCTTTGTTGATTTTGTATTTAGCGAGGCCCGAATTAAGAATTAAATCATAATTTGGGTTAACAGATTCTTGCACCCAAACTACCTCTAAAAGGTAATTTAGTGCTTTATCTGTTAATCTCTCTAAAACATCAACCATAGGGTGTGATCATCTTAAAAGATCTCCTAAAGCTTTGCTTAGTGTTGCTAATTCAAGGGTAGGTCTTACCCCAAGTTCGATTTCACTTCGAGCTTTTGTGATCGCATTTAATTTATCATTAACTGCAAACGCATCAACTTGAAATGAAGTCAAATCCCGCTCTACAAGTTTTCTTTTGGCTAATATAATAGCTGTTTTAATAGCTAATATAGGATCTTTATAATCCAACCAAGAGGAGTGAACAGTGAATGATTCGTTAATATTATTTAACAAAATCATCCCCTGATCATTACTAGGATTTAATTTAAATTCTAGTAACCTGTAAAGCACCATATATAATTTGATCTGACGGTTAACGTGTCCAATATGGAAACGTTTTCTTAAGATATAATTTATATGGAGGATAAAAGACCGGGTCCCGTCATCAGCAAGTTTTCACCCATGATCAGCTTGGTTCATAACAAAGTTAACTAACAGAGGATATTTATTCCATACTGAAAGTAAACCACCAACGGAATAACCTGTAATTTCTGTTCCATGATACACCCATCGTTTGGCAAACTCATACAACTGTGAAGAAGTATGTGTTTTCTCAAAAGAATACGGCATATCAAGTTCTTTAAGCAATGCTTTATAAGAACTGGCAACAGCATTATCGGCTATTACGACATCATCACCAAGTACAACATAATTAGAGAAGGTTTTAATACCAACTCTTTGTGCTGCCACTTGAATGATGACATGGTGTGTTAGAGCCATAGCGGGTCATGAGGAGTACGCTCCCATAGGTTGACCAGCCCGATAATAAATAGGATTTTCTAAATCTTTATTATTAAAAGGATAGTTAACTAGGATTCGTGCCCAAGCTTCGCTTCTGGCTGCATCTGCTGAAAGTTTTGCAATTACTCTTTTCTGAAGAGTCAATGGCATTCTATCAGTAGCTGCAGATAGGTCAACGCTGTGATAAACAACGTTGGGTCCTATCGGAAGAACAGAGAGAAAGTTATTCTGTCTAAAGGTACAATCCATTTTAATGTCTCGTAAAAACCTATTTAAGGAATTATGAAGACCGCTTAAAGCGGACTGTGACCAATAGTCAAGAATAGCAATCACTCGTGTTTTCCCTTCTTTATCCGAAAAGTAGGAGAGTTTCCGGAATACTTTTGTTTTCGGTTTATAAACAGTTGTTCATCAATCGCAAACAGAAGTTCCACCCAAGAATCAATGCGGTGCAGTTAATGCGCTAATTTTTGATTTAAGCTTAGACCCACCTACTAGTGATATATCATCTAGTAGTTCAGTGGGAAGTAAGGTTATCTCGGAAAGAGACATTACCATCGCTTGACCTTGGGGCCCTTTTTTAGTGGTCATATGAAACTCAGTTCAATCCTGTCAGGTAAAACGTTTTCACCTTGGATTCAAAGAATACAAGGCTAACATTATTTCCCTTTCAGTGATTGAGTCCGTCCCATTACTTGGAGTTTCAATAGTGTCGACTTTTAATTCTGGTTTAAGAGTAATACTCCTAAGCGAAGTTAAAATCGTCATTAAAGATTTCAAGTGATGGACTCTCTCAGCTTCATCGATATGTGTAATCAGAGGAAGTCATCCTGTTAATCAAACAGGAAAACCTTTCTCGATTGCCACTATTGATGATTCTGAAAGAGGTTCCCCTGAAATATATCTCATAACCAGATTTCTGGATTCTTTGACATATTTTATGGCGAACATCGGACCCCGAGCTCATACTCCACTAATAAAAGAGAAATTCTCTCTTACAAGAGGATAAATAGTTACATTGAAGTCAGTAGACTTAGAAAACATCTGCAAAATTTTACAGGTTACATAAAAGATATGTTTAATATCTTTATTGATTTTCGCTTTCGCGTAATCTCTAAAGAGTAAACGGTTACCTTTTAGGTCAACTGTGGGAGTTACAACCCCCGTTTTGTCATGCATGATTTCTGAGTTTGCTACTTTATGTAATTAATATAAAGGAGCGACAACACACTGATCTTCCCCACAGAAACGAGGTGTAAGCACATTTCATATGGTGCGTGCATGACTACGCGAAGAACAATCAGGATGTTGCCACTAATCGTGGTAACGAACGATTACTCGGATAATTTTGGATCTCTCTACTGACTATTAAATAGTTGAGCAGAGATCTGAACAAACCCGGGTTTGTTCCAACGTAGTTGGAGGGAAACCTTCACTTTATCAAAGTTGATGACGGAGTTTTCATTCCTAACTAGAAA